AGGGCAAATTAAAAGTCCCTATGATTCATGAGGGTGCGGATGCAAGAAAGATTGAGGAAAAATATCTCACCGGACAGATATGGAATGGTTCATGGAAGGTAGAGGAAAACCAGATGATTAAAAAACAAAATGCACTATTGCAAAAGGTAATTGAAACCTTTGGTAAGGTATCCGGTGCATTGTCGATGTGGAGGGAGTGGTTGAATGACATTAGAAGAAAGCAAAGAAGTAATTCCCATGATGGAAGCAATGATTACACAGATAGAGGAACAGCAGAATATCATGGCAGAGATGCTTCAGGAGATACAGGAAAAGGACGAGAAGCTGATGTGCTTTCAGGAGCAGGAAGAACGATTGCAGCAATTAGAGAAAGAATTGTCAGAGCTGCTACAAATCTTACCGGATACAGAAGAACTGTTGATGCTTCTGGAAGAAAAGACAGACCAGATACAGAAACTCACAGACGAAAATCAGCAATGGCAGGAATTGGCACAGAAATTAAACAGCGAGAACCGGCTATTGCAGAAACAGAACAGCGAATTACTGAACTTGAACAGCAATTAGAGAAAGGAAGGTCGATTGATGAACGAATTAAGAAACTCAAAGAGCGACGATCAACTGGAAGAGTTGCTTCTGCTGACAGAGCAGATGCAGGAAGAACTCGACCAGAAAGACAGGACTATCCGGGAACTGAAAATGCAGCTCGACGAATCGCTGACCTTGAACGAGAGGTTAAACAGCGAGAACAGAGCAGGGAACATTCAAGCCTTAAAGAACGACTTGAGGAAAACAAAAGAATTATTGCAGAGCGAGAAAGAGAAAACGCACGCTGCCGAAATCATGACAGAGGAATGTCAAGATAAGCTAAGGCAGGCAGAACAGGAACGGGACTATGCACTCTCTCATCAGAAAAAAGTAGAGATACCGGTTGAAAAGCCAGTACTCTATCAAAAGTGTGGGAACTGTAACCTGACAGCTTATCTGAAAGCCAAGGAAAAGTATGATACGCAGAGAGAAAAACTGGCAGGCAGATATAAAACAAAAACAGCCATGTATGAAGCATTGATGTTTCTGCTGATATGGTATTCCGTATCAACTACTCTTTTTCAGATGATACGGTCAAAAATATTTATTTCTGATTGCGTGGTATTCTTTGATACAATCGCAACTTTCACACAGACCATTGCTGGCTGGGTTGTACTGACAGGAAAGAACATGGCACAAATTAGTGATGGAATATCCAATCCGGTCATTGCCGGAATTATATACTGGCTGATAAGAATACTGGTTTGTGGTGGATGTCTGGTGGGTGCGGGAATACTTTTAGCATTCATCGGAATAAAGATTGCAAGGCTATATAAGAAATACTGTTGGGACATAATTACCATACTGGTAACATTTATAAGCATGGCGATAGCAATCTATTTCGGGGATTGGATAAAGACAGTTTTGCCTTTTAATCTCCTATTCTTCTTGTTATTGGTACAGGTAATATATGTCGGGATAAGATGGTATGTGAAAGGCTGGCGGGAAATAAGGGGATATCATTAACATAAAAATATAAATATTTTATTGGTACTATATGTATTTACTTTCATGCTAATATATATTATCATATTAGCATGAAAGGAGAATGTATATGAAAATTCATAAGTTATGGGCAAGAAAAATATCATACGATACAACAAGGAAACGTAACAGAAATAAAATTAAATATATTGTAATACATTATACTGGCAATAAAAATGATACATCAGAAAATAATGCTAGGTATTTTGCTACAAGTAATACAAGACAAGCTGGAGCACATTTCTTTGTTGATAGTAAAGGTATAGTTTATCAATCTGTTCCAATGAATAGAACTGCTTGGTCTGTTGGTGGTATATATACAAAATCAAATGGAGCTAGTAAATATTATTGTAAATGTACTAATTATAATTCTGTAAGTATTGAGTTATGTAATTGTGTTGACAAATATACTACAAAGCAAGTTACTTCAGTGAAACAGCTAATTAAATATATAAATAAAAAATGTCCTAATGCAAAAACAATAATAAGACATTGGGATGTAAATGGTAAAAGTTGTCCATTACCAATGATAGGAACTAATAATGAAATGTGGAAAGAATTTTTATCTAAAATAAAGTAAAGGAGTATTATATGAGAGTTCAAGATATTATTGATAAAATTTCAGATGAAACAAAAGTTGATGATTTATTAATTGATTTATCTGAATTAGCAGAAGAAGAAAATAAATATGAAACTAGAATATCTGAATTAGAGAATGATGTAAAAGAAAGAGATGAAAGAATTAGAGATTTAAAAGTTGATAATCACGAACTTTTAAAGAAAGTAGCAAATAGTGTTGATTTTTACAGAGATAAAAAAGATGAAGATGAAGAAGTAGAAATTAAATCAGAAGATGAAATATTAAAGTTATTTATGGATAGATAAGAAAGGAGTTATAAATGGAAGATACAAAATATTTAATTGATTTATTTAATAATATTAGAGCAAATGCAACAGATGAATATAAAAATACAGTTCCATTTATGAATTATGGAGATAGTATTTCAACTATTGCAAATCCTATTTTAAATTATGAAGCAGTTAAATCACAGTTTTTAACTGGTGTAACAAATATGATTGGTTTAACTATTTTTAAAGAATGGGAAGAATTTAGAAATCCACTTGCAATTTTAAAACAGAGAAATTTAGATTTAGGTGTTGATGTTAGAGAAATTGCTGTTGATATTTTAAATGAAAATTCATATTCATTAACAGATGAGGGATTAGCTGATGTATTAAAGTTAGATGCTCCAGTAGCAAAGGAATGTATTCATAGATTAAATCGACAGGTTTATTTTAAAATCTCAATATCTGACGCAGAGTTAGAATTAGCATTTAATAGTTGGTCAGATTTTGATAATTTCTTTGTAAGAAAAGCAGAAATGTTATATATGTCAAATGAAATTGCAGAATTTAAATGGGCAAAAGAATTATTAAGACAGACAGTACAAAAAGGATATGTACCTACTATGTCAGTTAGTGAAGTAATTAATGAAACAACTGGTAAAGAATTTGTAATTGCTGTAAAAGATTGTGTAGCAGATTTTATGTTCCCATCTAAAGATTATAATATGTTAAAAGCAATGACTAAAGGAGCACAGACAATTAATACTTGGGTTAAACCTGAAAATACTGTATTAGTTGCACCACAGAAATTATATAATAAAATTGATGTTAATGTTCTTGCTAGTGCATTTAATTTAGATAAAGCAGATTTTCTTGCTGGAAATAAATTAGCAGTAGATGATTTAGGTTATATTAGAATTAACACAGCAGAAAGTGGTAGTCCAGTTTATAAATATTATAAATTACAGGGTATGATTTTTGATAAACATTTTACACAGATTTATGATAAAAAGATTACTATGAAAAATAATTACATTGCTAGTGCATTAATAGACCAGAGATATTTACATATATGGCAGACATATTCTACAAGTCCATTTGCAGATGTAGTGGCATTTGTAACAGAAGTTAATCAGAGTGATATTCCATCAGATTATGTTTTTGAAGTTGATATTGAAACATCAGTAGAGTGTACTGATATTAAAGGAGAATAATATTATAAATAGATAGATGATTGAAATATATCATCTATCTATATAATATAGAAAGGAGTATTATGTTAAATCATATTACAATGTTTCAACCTAGTGCTATTGATAATGCTTTATCTACTATGCAGATATTACATAAATTAATTACACAGATTAATACAATAATAGATGAAATTAATTCTATTGATAGTAAAGCAAATGAATATACAGATGAACAGATTAAAATATTAAAAGATTTTTTAGTTAATAAAATAAATACTGATATTGAAAATACTATTAAAACATTAACTGAATATATTGATAATCAAGATGAAAAAAATTATAATATATTAAATAAAAAAATTGATGATGTTATAAAGCAAGTATACATAGATATTGCAAAATTAAAATCTGATTTAATATTATATATAGATGATAATGATAATAAAATAAAAGTTATTATTAATGAAGTATATGAAGAATTATATAATCTTATTAAAAATGGGAATGATATTATTTATTCTCCAGTAGATGGAAATTTAAAATCAACAAAAGAAGTTATTGTAGATGTAATGAATATAATACAACAGAAGAATGGTATTAATTGGAAAACATTACAAGAATTATGTACTAGAGGTACTGGTGTAACATATGATAGTTGGTTTAATAAATTAAAAATTTTATCTAGATTTAATAATTGGAACTCATTAGCATTTTATACTTGTATGTGTTTAAATGATAGTTTAACTACTACAAGTGGTACACCTATTAATGTTGAAAATCAGACAATGTTTATATCATTATTAAATAATGATTTTTATTAAAGAAAGTGAGGATATATAAATGCAGAAAACTGAAAATTTAGAATTGAATATTATAGAGGGTACAGATGTTCCCGCTTATGCACCATTTAATGAAAATATGAATAAATTAGATGGTAATGTTAAAAAAGTTGATGATGAAATAAAATCTTTACAAACAACATCTGAAAGTGTATTATCAAGATTAGGTATTATTGATGAAGAACAGATTAATCAAAATAATTTAATATCAAAAAATACAAATGATATAGCAACATTAAAAAATGATGTAGAAATTATTTCAAAAAATATGTCTAAAGTAAAAATTCAAGATGGTAGTGTTATTAAGACTGGAACATTATATACAGTTAAATTGAAAAAGACTGCTAATTTTACTTCTAATAAATTTTTTATACCAATTTATGATTATGATAATAATACTATTAAAGGTAATGAAAGATATTTTGCAGGAACAACTAGAGCATATACTACTATTGATTTAACATCATTATTTAATATAACAAATGTTGAAGATTTTGAATTATTATCTTGTGTATCATATGCAAAAGGATATTATAATTATACTTCATCACATAATCCAGAACCTATGTTAGCAAAAACAGTAGCAGTAATGGAAATTAGTGGAAGTAATAATATTTTATTAGAATTAGATGGTAGTAGATTTAGTATAGTAAAACAGACATCTGGTTCAATTCCTGGAACTTGGCAACCTGGTGGATTTAGTACAGATCAAGAGGGAGAGTCAACTATTATATTAAGATTTATTAAATACGATAAGGAGTAATAAATATATGACGGAAGTTATTTCATTTGGTTTTATGATTATATTTATTGTTATAGATATAGTAACAGGTTATATTTATTCAAAAATATCAAAAAGTTTTAAATCATCAAAAATGAGATTAGGTTTTTATCATAAGTTTGGAGAAATTGGATTAGTATTATTATTATATTTAGTTAGTTATTATACTAAATTAATAACACCCGATGTAAACTTAATTGAAATGTTTAAACTTATTGAATGTAGTTCTATATATGTAGTAATAAATGAAATTGGAAGTATTAAAGAAAATTTAATTTTAATAAAAGAATATAACAATTAATTATAGATGTGAAATTCAAGCCATATTATACCTACTTATATGACAGTGATAGCCTGCAAATGAAAGGAGTTGATTATATGATTACAACAGATAGTAATGTATTATTTGAGGGTGTATTATATAATGATATTGAAATAGATTTGTTATTAAGAACTTATGGTGCAGAACAATCTATATTAGAAAAAGAAAATAATAATGATAATAAATTTTTATTTAACAGTGAGGTATAATATATGGAATTATTTTTTAAACCACAAGACCAATATGATGATACAAAAATGCGACATAATTATTATTTAAATTTATATTATGGTGTATTTTCAAATATATTATCAAATCTATTTACATTTAAAAATCTTGATATAATATTATCAAATGATTTAAAGAAATGTTTTTTTAGTTCTTATTATGTAGGTGCATATAAAGATAAAGATGATAAATTATTATTTACACCATTAGAACCAACTGGTGTACCTAATGTATTAGGAGATTATAGAGAGTTTAAACCTTTATTATATAATAATGAACAGATAGTTACAAGTAATGATATTGTTATAGGTTGTGATAAGACAATGCGTACTTTATCTGATAAAATTATTTGTTATATATTTGCTAATAAAATAGCTGATGTATTAATATCTATTGATACTGCTATTGTTGATAGTAGAATTAATAATATATTTGTTGGTAGTGAAAATGAAATAAAAGATATGCTTACATCTTGGGAAAAAAGAAACATAGGTGTTCCAGTTACAGTAAAGTTGCCTAATAAAGATAACTTTGATGTAAGGGCAGAACAATTAGTTAAACCAACAGCAGTAACAGAATTTTATAATTCATATAGAGATATAATAAATGAGTTTATGATTACAACAGGTTTAGCAAGTATAGTAAATCCTAATAAAACAGAACGTCTAATAACTGGGGAGTTAGGTGCATATGATGGATTGAAAACAACATTATATTTAGATAAATTTGTACAAAGACAGAAGTTTGTAAAACAAGTTAATGATAGATATAATACAAATATAAAAGTAGTTCCTAATGTTGATATTGATTTATTTAATGATACACCTAATGATAATATGAAGGGAGTTGACGATTATGTTTCTAACAAGTTATAATTATGGAATTAGATTAATAGATTTAGTTGACTATACTAATTCAAATACAACTTTTTCAGATGTTTGTAATAAAGTAAATGATTTATTATCATCAAATTGTAAAGAAGAATTTTATGTTGATAATGATGATTTATGGAATGATTTTATAAAAAGATTTACTAGAAGATTTATGTATAGAACATTATCATTTGATACATATTTAAATTTTTGCATTAAGTTAAATGATGTATTTACTTCTAATAAAGTAAAATTAAATAATATGTATAAAGCAAAACTTATAGAATTTAATCCTTTATATAATAAATATATGACAACAGATATTGATAATGAAAATAATAAAACTGGAACTAAAAGAACAGATAGAGAAGAAAATGGAAATAATACAAGAAATGAAAATGGTACAAATAATAAAAATTCAGTTGGTGGTTCAATAGAAAACACAACTAGAACTGATAATTTACATACAATAAATAATGCAACTGAATATAATTTACATTCTGATAGTCCACGTTCATCTATTAGTTTAGATGATATGTTTAAAACAGATAATAATTATATAACTGACGCACAAAATAAAAAATCAAATTCTACAAATGATAATACTGGAACTGTAACAAATGATGGTACTATAGAAAAACATAATGATGAAAGTGGTTCATTTAAAACAGATAGTATAGATACATCTGTATTTAATAGTAATATATTATCAACTGATAATATTAAAGATACATTAGTTGGTAAACAATTATTATATGGTTATGATGGAAACCCTACAGATTTATTAAAAAAATATATTAATTTTGTTATTGATACAAATGAATATTTATTAAATAAAATAGAACAAGAATGTTTATTTATGAATATAATTATTTAAAGGAGATTTAATATGGCAAAGAGTTATTGTACAATAAAATTTTATAGTAATTTCCCTATTAATGAATATTCAAATCAAGTATATTATTCAAGTTCAATTACAAGAGATAATATATTTGATGAATATTGTAGTAATAAAGAGGGTGTTGATTTATATAAAAATATAGCAAGTCCTAATAAAACTTCTATGTCATTTAGATTAGAAACTAGTTATAAAAATGCTATGAATTATAATTATGGTGTAGTAATAGAAGATAATAAAAGATATTATTTCTTTGTTAATAATGTAGAATGGAGTTCTAATTTAATTACTGCTACATTTAATTGTGAAGTTGATTGGTGGCAAACGTATTGTTATAATGTAGAATTTAAAAAATCATTTATAGAAAGAGAACACGTTACAGATGATACATTTGGTTTACATACATTAGATGAAAATTTACCTATATCAGATTATTTAATTAATGATTATAATATAATTAAAGCAGATAAAAAGGATTATTTTTATAGATTTTGTGTTGTTTTATCAGATAATAAATATACTTATGGTGTTTATAAAGTAGGTAATAAAAGAAAAAGATTACCATTATTTACACAAACATCAAAAGGAATGAATATACAAACTTTAACTTTATCATTTGCTGATGGAGATTTAGCAAGACAAGCAATAGATATTATGGTAAGTAATAATTTACAAGATAGTATAATGGGATACTATTATTGTCCATTACCTATATATAGTGCAGACCCAGATAATCAAGATGGAAGTGGTACTGGTAAAGATGATATTGTTGGATTAGCAATGTTTAATACAAATTCAGATACAGATGTACTAGATGATGGTAATTATTTTTTATGTGAATATATTAAGCAACCTAATAATATATATAATACAAGTACTATGTCATTACCAAAAAATATATCTGGATATAAACCTAATAATAATAAATGTTTTTTATATCCATATAATTTTGTTTCAATAACAAATAATCAAGGTAATATATTAGAATGTAAATTTGAAGATACTAATGATAAAGAAAATATTAATTTTAGATATAATTTTCCATCACAAGAGGGTGCTTGTATTAATGGATATTTATATAATTATCAAGGTATTATTCATAATTTAGATTTTAGTTTAAATGGTGCTATAAATGTAGAATTACCATATATAACTAATACATATTCTGCTTATTATTCTGCTAATACAAATAGTATAAATAATTCATATGCAGAAACATTTAGAAATTATACTACTGCAATGGCACAAACAACTCTTAATACTGCAAGTAATATGATTGGTACAGCAACTAATCTTACTGCATTAGCATTTAGTGGTGGTGTAACTGCAACTGCTAGAGGTGGTGCAAGTGCTATGAGAGGTGTAACTTCAACTATAACTGATTTAGCAAGTGATATAATGTCAGCAGAATTAACTGCAACTAATTCATTAGAAAGAATTAAAGCAACATTAGCAGACCAAAAAAGTAAAGGAGATATTCAAAGAGGTTCTTTTACTACAAGTTTAATGCAGAATATAGGACAACTAGGATTTAAAATGCAATTAAAACAAGTAAGAGAAGATAACATAAAAACTATTGATAATTATTTTGATATGTTTGGTTATAAAGTAAATGTAATAAAAAAACCTGAGTTTAATACAAGACCATCTTGGAATTATATTAAAACTAGTGATTTAAATGTTATTGGTAATATTCCACAAATAGCATTAAATACTATTAAAAAGATGTTTAATAATGGTACAACAATATGGCATAACATTAGAACTATGTATGATTATGACCAGAATAATAAATAGGAGTTATTATGGCAAGTATTAAAAAAGCAATACAATGGGCAGTAAGTATAGCAAATAATAATAAATATTTATATAAATTAGGTGGTGGACACGGAGTACAATTTGAAAAATATAATGGTATATATTTTGATTGTAGTTCGTTTCTATCATTCGCATTATATCACGGTGGATTTTATAAAGGTACAGATACTTCATTTAGCACAAGTGATGAATATAATGCATTAACTAAATTAGGATTTACTGTTAAAAAATTTTCAGAAGTTGGTAAAGATAATTTAAAAAGTGGTATGATTATTTTTTATTCTGATAGTCCATATGGTCATACTGCTATGATGATTAATAATAATGAATTAGTAGAGGCAAGTACAGATAATGCACCAAAAAATGAACAGATTAGAGTTGCTAATTATTATAATGCTAATTGGGAATATGTAGCATATACAGATGATACAGATTTTGATATAGGTATATGGGATAGTAAATCTATATATGCTTTACTTGGTAATATGTGGTTTGAAAGTACAATGAATCCACAAATAGAAGAAAATTTAGGACAAGGTGGTGTAGTTGGTTTAGGTGTAGGATTAATTCAATGGAGTAATGCCGGTAGTTATCAAGCAAACTGGAACGCCATTATAGAAAAAGCAAATGCTTATGGATTTAATTCAAACAATCCAAAACAAATATCAACACAGTGTAAAGCAATAGAATATGAATTATTAGATGGTACAATAAAAACAAGTGGTGGATATTATCCATCAAGTAATTTTCATTTAACTGGAAAAGAATTTGTATATAATTCTAAAAATAAATCTATTGAATATTTAGTTAAAGCATATAGTTATGGTAGAGGTGAATTTGCACCTAGAAAAAATAATTGGCAAGGAGTAACAAAAGCAAAAGAATTAAGTAAGATATTACCTAACTTTAATAAAACTATAGATGATATAGGTTATGATAAATATATTGTTGAAGATGAAATATTAGGAAAATTTTATGGAACTAATATATATTTACCTAATGATGATTGTAAATTATATAATTGTAAATTAATATATGATTATTTATCAAGTGGTAGTGATAGACCAATAATATATAATAAGAAAAAAAGAAATGGAATGATTTTTGTTTATCCAAAAAAAAGATAGTGTTATTCACTATCTTTTTTATTTTCTGAATATTCTTTATTATAAAAAGTATTTAATTCTTTATAAAATTTAGTTTGTGATATATTATATTTATTTTTTATTTCTCTTACTGTAAGTTTATTATATAAATAATCATATACTATTGGATATTTTTTACACATCATTTCACTTAAAGATATATTATCATACGCATTATGTATTAAAGTATCATCATAATTACTTTCTACTTTATCTTTATTTCTTTTATAGTATTGAAACATTCTTCTAATTAAACTTGATATAATAATATTTTTATAATTAATATCTTTATTATATTTATTACTAATACGTTTACACATTAAATAATATTCCCATAATAACATTTCTTCATAGTCAAAATAAAAGTTACAATTAATTTTAATATATCTTTTTGCATATAAATAACAACCATAATATTTTTTTGCTATTTCATCAATTAAACTTTCCATATATTACACTCCTCAATCATATCAATTAAATCTGTAGTTCCTAATATATAATTTTTATTATCTAATACAAATAATGGTAATTTTAATCTAACATCTATACCAACTTTTTTACTTGGTTGCATAGTTTCAAATTGTGTCATCAAGCCATAACTATCATCATATGAATTTTTTATTAAGTATCTAATGTTATCATCATATTTATATACTATTTCTAATACAGTATCATATTTAGGTAATCTATTAAAATCAATATTATTTTCATCTATGTCTGTTTCCCTTATCCATGCTATTACATTTTTAATATAATAATAATCATTAAATTTTTTATTCTTTAAACAATAATATAACCAATCATTACTTTTTATTATATTGCTAGGTAAAACATATCTATCTAATGTAGTTGCTTGTGCATTACCACTTACTCTTAATAATTTTGGTATATCTGTTTCATTTGAATAAATCATTTCAACAAAATCTAAACCAACTTTAGCATATTCTTTAAATTCATTACCACATTGAGCAAAAGAATATATATTACCACTCTTTAATTTACTTGCGTCAATACCAAAATAATCAAAGTATGGATTTTTTAATGATAAAGCATTACCTATAAAAAACACTTTTACATTATCTCTTGAACGTATTATTGTACTAATCAAACTCATTAATTGTTCAACTTCATTTGGTAAATACATATATTCATCTGCTATAGCAAATTCATCAAATACTATTGTAGATACTTTACTTCTATCACTAGACTTATATCTTGCTTGTTGTGATAAAGGAATAACATATCCCCATACATCTGCTTTCTCTTGTACAAACTTTTTTAAACCATAATCTTCATAGTCTTTTATTAAACCAATATAAAATGTTTTCCTATAATATACATATGTTAATCCTTTACTTTTTAATTTATTTTTTACATTAACATCAATCCAATCTTCATTTAATAAAGGTACAGTATCGTCATTAGTTCTAACAATTTTTACAAATTGTTCTTTATTATTTAAATAATTTTCTAATGCAACTTCTAATTGATACCCTGTTGTTTTACCATTACTTCTACCACCTACTATAAAATTATAATCAAAATCATGTTGAAGTATTCCATTTTTATAACTATAATATTTTTTCTTTGCCATAATTTATACCTCTTATTATTTAAATATAATATAAAATAATAATATTAATAACAACACAAATATCCATATAGGAGATAATACCCATATCCAACTCCAATTTATTATTTTACATAATTTTAATACAATAAATATTAATGTTAATATACTTATAAATCCTAAACTATTATTTTTATTATTCATATCTAACTCCTTTATAATTGTAATAAATCATTAATAACTTGATACATTTCATCAGACATAACACCACTTTGTCTTAATGGCTTTATAATAGATACTCTAAATTCTGCTTTACTATCTGCAAGTTCATCTGCTATTTCTTCATAGTATGGACTTTCATTTGCACTACCAAACAATCTATCATATATATCATCTGTTGAATATGTTGTAAAATTATCTGTCTTTCCATTTTCTCTTTCCATCTGTTCAGTTAAATTATTTATTATATCTGCAACTTGTGAAAATTTATTATCTAATTCACTTACATTTTTTACACCTTTAATACCACTTAATCTAGCATTTAATAATTTTTCACTTTCATCTAATAACAATTTTTGATATTCTATATTTCTCTTATCAAATATAGAATTATAAGTTGCTAATGTACCTTGTAATTTTTCTTCTGCTAATTGTACTTCTTTAATATTTTTTATATCTCCTTTATTATATTTCTTTATTGCATTTTTATAATTACTATAATCTATATTTATTTCTGATAATTGTTTACTGAAAGATACATTTACTTTTTTATTTTTATCTTTATCAAAAACAATTCTTCTATCTCTCCTATTAATTTTTTGTTTTAAATTACTTACTTGTCTTACATAATTATTTTTTAACTTATTATCCATTATAATATTTCCTCTCTATTAATTTTAGTTGTTACTATAAATTTATCATTAACTAATTTTATATCTGTATGTATATCAAAAGTTAATGAATTTACAGTATCATAAAATGTACTTCTTATTATTTTACCATAACTTCTCCATAATTTACTTTCAAAAGACTTCATTTGTACAGAAGTATCTGATAAAACACAACCACTTGTTACAGTTTCTTCATATAATTTATTTACAGTTTTATCATAAACTTTTATATGTTCTTTAACATTACCATATGTATGTGCTAATTTTTTAATGCAACTTTTATCTATAGTGCAATCATAATGATAACATTCAAATATTAAATCATTAAAATTATAATTATAATTTTCCTCATATAATCTTTGAAATATTCTTGTTGCATTAGGTACACCACTAATAGTTGCGTCAATATTATTATTCATTAATGTTATATAACTTTTTGTTCCTATCGTAACAAATTTATCATAAACGTGTTCTTTATCTAATGTTCCAAACTTTAATTTTTTATATTCTTCTCCTAACATTTTATTTATTAATCTATTAAATTCAATTATTATTTTATCTGCTTTTATATCATCTTTATACTTAACACTATCTGTATCAGAGTAATATATTTCTATATCATTATTTAATAATTTATATATAGCATAACATAAACTACTTCTAGCATAGCAAGCAACATACATTCCATATATATATGAACTCTTACATCTTTTATTTAAATAATATTCGAAACTATCAGGATTATTTATCCAATCCATTTCATCTATATTATATCTCCATCTATCGTGTAATAAGTGCATAGCATTTATTCCATATAGTGCATTTAAATCAGATTTAACAGACAATAATAAACTATGTGCTATCTCCTTTTGTTCTATGTAATCTTTCTTTGTATTTACACTCTCTCTAAAATAATCATCTTTAATTTCTTTATTAGAATACTGTTTATATTTTAAATTATCTTGTATTAAATTATTATATACTTTATACTCTACTTTTTTCATTCCATTATATACACACGCATTAATCATATATTCTGTACTCTTTTTTGTTTTTCTTGTACTCTCTAAATAACTACAATTTTCTATTTCAAAATCATAAAATAATGATATAATAAATAAATCTAAACTTGATACTGTAATTGTAATTCCTATTTCACTATTAATTATTTTACCATTCAAAAACTTACAATTTATATCATTGTATAATTCATTAAAATTTTCAATCTTTGCAATAGATAATGGATAAAAAAAGTATTTTGCTTTAACATTTTTTATTGTTACTGTGCAATTAAAATATGTATAAAATGGTTTAGGTAATATTAATTGTGTGTAATCATTAAACTCTTGTCTAATATATTTTTTAATTGTATCTAATTTATTTTCTTTTATAATTTTAAAATCATATGGAAAATATCTATATAATATTTGTGTTGGATAACTACTACTAAAATCTATACTAGCAACTCTATCAATAACTACTCCACAATATTTTGGATTAGAAAAAACTAAACCACCTTGAAAACATTGTTCCCATTTCCTTAATTGTTCTTCTGTTTTTGCTTTATCATCTTGACATTTTTTAATATGAAAATCATATATTTTTCTTTGTCTTTTACCTTTACTTTTTCCTTTACTATTATATTGTTTCTTTTCTAATTTAATTGTTTTATTTACTTCTTTATTCTTCTCACAATTTAATCTACTAATTCCAGTTTTTGTTAATGGAATATCTTTAACTGAATTAATGTATTGATTATTTGTATATAATTTATAGATTGCTTTCAACATAATCTCTACATCTCTATAGTTATATTCTATTTCTTCTTCCGATAATATAGTTAATGGTGTTCTCACTTTAGTATATTCATAATCTAATTTAGGTATCTTTAATTCATTCCCTAACTGTGCTATAGATTTTGATAATAATTTTAAAGAACATCTAAAAGTTAATCTACCTAATTCTATATACAATGGACTATTCATACTCATAAATAAATATGTTGTATCATCATCTTCATTATACATTTCTTTAAAATATTTTAAATTATTTTTAAAGAATGAATATTCATAATCAAAGTTATGTATATATATTAAATATTCTTTTTCATTATCATTAGCATAATCATTTAATTTATATAAAAATCTATCTAAATCATCATACGTTCTACCAACTTCAACCTTTTCATATTCTCCATTCAATATATTAATTTTAGATATACAATATGAAATCATATAAGATATTTTTTTATCATCATATACCATACTATCTATTGTAGAGGTTTCTATATCAAGTCCATATATTATATTAGAAAACATTCATATAAACCTCTCTTTCTAAACATTTAAGTATATCTTTTTACTACAGTTTGAATGTTATTATCAATGCTATTTAATCTTATGTATTCTTTATTAGATTTATAAAACTTACAATCTTCACATTTTGTTTCTGTTAAAGCTGTACATTTATCATTTAGTAATAAACAACAATTTTTATGTGTATTCTTATTCATTAACTAAACACCCTCTCTCTCTTAAATAATTCATAATAACATTATTAATATCAATATATATTTTATTCATAATATTTTGTATTTCATCAGATATTATTATATATTTTTCATTCATTAATGATATATCTGATATTACAATTACTTCATATGTATCTGTTTCTTTATTGTGATATACTAATATATTAAATATTCTAATAACTTTATCTTTAAAATCTTCTATAAAAATATCATACTGTTGTGTTGCAAAATTATATTCTGTAGTTTCATTTACACAATCTGTTATAACTTCTACACCATCTAAAAATAATCTTGTAATTCCAACCAATTTATATAATTTATTCAATCTAATTTTATATTCTAACTCATTCATATTTTTAAATAATTCTTTTACTTCTTTAATAAACATTTAAAACTCCTTCAAAATAACTAACAATTTCTTTTCTTGATTTCAATAATTCTAATCCATATACTTCTAATATATCTTCTGTATTTTTATCTAAACATACTCTATAAATTTCTTCAGTATTTATATTATAAGAAGTTATAATAAATTTATCTATAGTTTCTTCTATTTTTATCTTTCCTATTTTCATTTTTTTATAAACAACTGAAATATATTGTTCTAATATTATATCTTTAATAATTTTTACTTCTCTAACTTCTATCATATTATCTCTCTCCTTATTTAAATTTATTTGCTATAAATCTTCCTATACAATTAAATAAATATGTATATGCATATACTGAACAAACTACTACAAATAAATATTGAATTTTATTATTACAACTCCAAAAATCATTATTAAATAATATATATGTAATTAATATACTTATTATAAAATTTGAAAAATACATTGATTTCTTATAATTCATTTTTTACACCTCATTTTTATTTTTACCACTACACCAAACCCATACATTAAGGTTGTACTTACCTATTATTATTATTCTACATCTTCAAAGTTCCAACACTGAAATCCTTTTTTAGTTGTTACCTTTGTAAATGTACCACTAATAGTATCTTTACCATCATTAATCATATCAATATCTTCATCTGAAATATTATTGGCAAAACTATCTGGCATATAAAAATAGTGTTCGTTATCTTCTGCTACTGTAAATACTACTTTTCTTGATAATTCCCCAGTTTCTTCATCTGTTGTTTCAAAACTATGAATTTCATCTACTGTTATCTTCTTACCATAAATTTCATCTACAATTTTTGCCTGCTCTCTGTCTTTAAAATATGTTACAAAACTCTTTCCTAATTTCATTATTTTTATTCTCCTTTACTATTTATTACATTTCAATTTCTCTAACTTCTTTTTCTACTCTAGGTGTAGTTCTAAAAATATCTTTACCTAAATTATTTTCCCTTGCATATTCACTAGCCTTTTTAGTCACTGTTGAATATTCGCCATCTGTTACTTTTGCGATAACTTCATATGTTCCATTTTCTGTTGGAGCTAAAAAGTATACATTATAAGTTTTTACTGTTGCATTAATTTTCATTTTTAATTACCTCATTTTCTTTTCTTTTTATTATGTCTACAATAGTTATTTATTTATTACATTTCAATTTCTCTAACTTCTTTTTCTACTCTAGGTGTAGTTCTAAAAATATCTTTACCTAAATTATTTTCCCTTGCATATTCACTAGCCTTTTTAGTCACTGTTGAATATTCGCCATCTGTTACTTTTGCGATAACTTCATATGTTCCATTTTCTGTTGGAGCTAAAAAGTATACATTATAAGTTTTTACTGTTGCATTAATTTTCATTTTAATTACCTCGTTCTTTCTTTGTATTATTTTGATATGAATTGTTTGTGTATTGCTATGCTAGATACTAGACTTACTAACTTTAGATGATACACACATCTATTACTATATTTAATTATATATACCAACTACTATTGTAGACTTGTTGGTAATAGATGTACATGGACTTGAACCAATGACCAATATTTTGTGCTACCGTTACACCATACATCTTATAAATATTTATTTAAAATCATATTTAGAAATTAATGTTACATAATTATAGAAAATTTTGTTTCCTTTTTTTGTTAAATTAATAATCATAATATATTTATTATTATCCATATTAACTAATTGTAATATTGTATATGTATTTGAAAAATAACTATAACTAATAAGTTTTTCAACTGTTAAATCATTAAAACGATTTTCAGTTTCAAGTTTTGCAATTTTATATAATAATTCTTTTTTAGTTTTATAATTAGTGTACATAAACCATTCAAAATTAAATAATTCATTTTTTAATTCTCTGTATTTACTCATATTATTTTACCTCACTTTCTATAATTGGATATGCATAATTATGTGATGGTGTTATATATAAATAATATTTTGTATTATTTATTTTTATTAACATTTCAATAGTAAACATAAATGTATTATATGATTTAATTGACGGGTGTACTATTTTATTATCACTATTTAAAGTATAATAAAAGTTTAACCAATAATCGTAGCACTGTTGTTTTTTATACGATGGCTTATTATAACAATCCGATAAAGTTTTAATATTATAATAAGGTGTATAATTAATAGATTTCTTCAATTCAAATTTTACATAATTAATATCAATAGTTTTCATTGTTTTTTTCTCCTTTTCTGTTTTAATAGTTTTAATAGTTTCTGTTCCTTACATTAAATATTATAATATATTAGTTTGGATTTTGTCAAGTGCTTTTTTTCAGTGGCTGTTACTTTCCCAGTTGCTACACTCTGAATATATGCACTTGTTTGTTCCTTACATTAAATATTATAATATATTAGTTTGGATTTTGTCAAGTGCTTTTTTTCAGTGGCTGTTACTTTCCCAGTTGCTACACTCTGAATATATGCACTTGTTTGTTCCTTACAATATATATTGTAGTGTATTGGTTTGAATTTGTCAAGTACTTTTTTATTAGTGGCTATTACTTTTCCAGTGGCTACACTCTAATGTATTGTACTTGCTTTGTCCTTACACTATATATTGTAGTGTATTAAAATTTCTGTATTGTTTAAAAATGATACTTTAACATTAACTCGAACAAATTACAAACTTTATAATTATAAACTTTCATATTATCCATATCTACTATATTAATAAATAAATTATATTTTTTTTCAATTATTGAAAATCGTAAAATATTATCTTTTTTTAAATCGAATTTGATACAAGTATTTTGTTCCCTAGTTTTTTTCATTTTAAACATATTATAATTATCATATTCATATCCATATTTCTCTAAGCATTTTAAAAAATCATTTACATTATTCATTTTTTATTCTCCTTTATTATTTATATATAGCATAAGGGCATAGTGGTAGTGCATGTTGCTTACCTCTCTCTTTCCTTTACTATGTTTATAGTATACAGTTGAAATGTAAAAAAACTATGAATTAATTGTAAATATATTGTAAAATAAATATTAACAAATTATGAACAAAAAATAGTACATACGTTCGATTTTGGGGAGATAATTGAAACGTTTTTATATACCCTCCCTTATTT